CCGAAGAGGTCAACGCCATCCTGCAAGTGCTGGGTCAACTGCCCACCTCTTCGGGTGCGTGGCCCCTTGTCGTCAAAATCAAGGAGCAGGCAGAGCCGCAGGTCGTGAAGGACGGGGAGCCGTGACAGTCCCGGTCGAGCGCGTGGGCGACGTCGCCGCCGCCGGCAGCGTGACCGCCGCCAGCGTGTCGTGGATGACCCAGGCCAACGAGGTCATCTCGCTTGTCGCCGGGCTCATCGCGATCGCGGCCGGCTGCTTCGCGATCGCCGTACACTTCAAGAATCTGAGGAAGCCCTGATGGAGCCACGCTGGCTCATCGCCGCGCGCGCCTTCCTCGGCCTGCGGGAGATCCCCGGCAAGGCCACCGCGCCCGTCATCGCCCGCTGGCTGCGCGAGCTCAAGGCGTGGTGGTCAGACGACGAGACGCCGTGGTGCGGCACCTTCGTCGCGGCGGCGCTCGAGGGCGAGGGCATCAAGCGCCCAAAGCATTGGTACCGCGCCAAGGCGTGGCTCGACTGGGGCGACCATCTCCGTGATCCAGCCGTGGGCGCCGTCGTAATCCTTGACCGCAAGGGCGGCGGCCACGTCGGGTTCGTGGTCGGAAACGACGAAGCCGGGCGCCTGATGGTGCTCGGCGGGAACCAGGGCAACGCCGTGACGGTGGCTCCCTTTGATCGCGCCCGGGTGCTCGGCTACCGCTGGCCCCCGGGCTTCACCGTGCTGGGCTGCCCCATGCCGCTCATCGCATCCAACGGGGCGAAGGCCTCGGCCAACGAAGCATAGGAGATGAACATGAACGCAGAACAAATCGCCGGGATCGTCCGCGCCGTCGTGGCCGCCATCGGCGGCTACCTTGTCGGCAAGGGCCTCGCCGACGCCGAGACAGTCGCCGCCGTGGGCGGCGCGCTCGCCACCCTCGCCGTGGCGGCGTGGTCGGTGCTGTCGAAGAAGAAGCCCGAGGCGGCGTGAGGATCTGGCTGGGGGCGGCTCTGGCGCTTGCGCTGGCCGCCCTCGGCTGGGCCGGGCACCGGTCGGCCTACCAGGGCGGCCACGAGGCCGGCTCGGCGGCCGTGAGGGCAGAGTGGTACCTTGAGCGGGCGAAGGCCGCAGAGGCCGTTAGAGAGGCCGAGGCGCTGATTTACGCCCGGCACCAGGAGGTAGAGCGTGGACTGTCGGAGAGGTTGGACGCCGCTGATCGCCGTGGCCGCGAGCTTGCTCGCCGGCTGCGCGACGCCCGCGCCGCCCCCGGCGTGCCCGCCGCCTGTCCCGGTGCCGCCGCGGCTGATGTCGCCCCCGGAGAGTCCGGCGACGCGCGAGCGATTGACGAGGCTTTTATCGCTCACCTCGGGGCGTGCGAGCGAGACGCCGAGCGGCTCGCCGAGCTCCAGAGACTGACAGAGGATTGACGTGGCACTTATTCCGCTAAACATCCAGCCGGGCGTGTACCGCAACGGCACCGAGTACCAGAGCCGCGGGCGCTGGCGTGACGCCTCGCTCGTGCGCTGGTACGAGAACACCATGCGCCCCGTGGGCGGCTGGCGCAAGCGCGCCTCTGGGCAGGTCACGGGCAAGTGCCGCGGCCTCCTGGCGTGGCGCTCGAACGCCAACGCGCGATGGATCGGCATCGGGACGCACTCGAAGCTGTACGCCATGAACGAGGCCGGGACCATCACCGACATCACCCCGGCGGGCTTCACGGCCGGCAACGCCGACGCCGTGCTGAACTTGGGTTATGGCGGCGGCCCATACGGGCTGTTCTCCTACGGCACCCCGCGCCCGGACACGGGCACGGTGACGCCGGCCACGACCTGGACGCTCGACAACTGGGGCGAGTTCCTGCTGGCGTGCAGCAACGCCGACGGCAAGATCTACGAGTGGGACCTCAACACCGCGAACGACGGCGTGGCGCTCGCCAACGCGCCGGTTAGCAATAAGGCCGTGCTCGTGACGGCCGAGCGGTTCGTGTTCGCCCTCGGAGCCGGCGGCAACGCGCGCAAGGTGGCCTGGTCCGACCAAGAAGACAACACCATGTGGACCCCGGCCATCACGAACCAGGCCGGTGACTTCGAGCTTGAGACGGTGGGCTCCATCGTCACCGCCAAGCGCCTGCGCGGCGTGAACCTGATATTCACCGACGTGGACGTCCACACGGCCCAGTATCAGGGGCCGCCGTACGTTTACGGCTTCGAGCGCATCGCCACCGGCTGCGGCCTCATCGGCGCCCAGGCCGTGGCGGCGGTGGAATCGGTCGCCTACTGGTGGAGCCCGAGCGGCTTCTTCATGTACGACGGCTTCGTGCGCCCGCTCAAGTGCGACGTGCTCGATTATGTGGTGAACAACCTCTCGCAGACCCAGCGCTCGAAGGTGTACGCCGTCGCCAACAACCAATTCGGCGAGGTCTGGTGGCTCTACCCAAGCACCTCAAACAGCGAGTGCGACTCGTATGTGTCGTACAATTACCGCGAGGGTCATTGGTCCATCGGCACCCTGGCGCGCACCGCCGGCACCGACCGTGGCGTGTTTAGCTACCCGCTGATGGTCTCGCCGGACGGCTATGTCTACGAGCACGAGGTCGGCGTCACCTACGACGGCACGGCGCCGTATGCGCGCTCTGGCGCCATTGAGCTGGGCGGCGGCGAGCGGCTGATGGTGGCCCGGCAGGTTATCGCCGACGAGAACGCGATGGGGGCGGTGTCGCTGCAGTTCATCACCAAGTTCGCGCCGAATGGCTCGGAGACGACCAAGAGCTACACCATTGACTCCATCTACACCCCGGTGCGATTCACCGGGCGGCAGGTCGAGATGCAGATCACGGGCGCGTCTCCGGCCACAGACTGGCGCGTCGGGACGATGCGGCTCGATGCCGTGGCGGGGGGAGAGCGATGAAAGAGGTCGAGGGCATCGAGCACATCGCGCCATTCCGCGAGCCTATTGAGCGCGCGCTCGCCGAGGGCTACGGCCAGATGGGCTACCACGACGTGCTCGAGGGAATCGCGCGCGGCGAGTACCAGTTTTGGGCGTCGAAGGATTCGTGCGTGGTCTCGACCATCGACGTCTTTCCTCGCATCAAGCAGCTCACCGTCATCATCGGCGCGGGCGACCTGCGCGAGATTGATGACGTGATACGCCCGGTCATCGAGGCCTGGGCGCGCAGCATCGGCTGCGACACTATGCTGATAATGGGACGCCCCGGCTGGCAGCGGGCGCTTGAGGGCTACAGACGCACCGCGGTGGTGCTAGAGAAGAAACTATGAGCAAGATTTTTTCGTCCAAGAAGAAGGAAGTCTCCAAGACGGAGATTGACCCGAGGATCTACGACAGCGTGCTGCGGAACCTGCAGTTCGCCGAGGAGGTCTCGGCCATCCCGTACGAGCCGTACCGCGGGATGATGGTCGCGCCGTTCACGCGCGACTATATGGAGGGCGAGGCCGCGACGCGCCGCATCGCGCGAGAGGGCGGATTTGTCCCAGAGGTAGAGCAGGCCGCGCGCAGCGCGCAGGCGCTGATGGGCTACCAGCCCGAGCGTGTCGCTGCCGAGCGCATCGGCGCGTCCCTGGCGGGCGGCCCCGAGCGCGTCTCTGCCGGGCAAGTCGGGACGACCTTTGCCCCCGGGCAGGTCAGCGCCGGCCGGGTCGGTACCACCTTTGGCGCGCGCGAGATTAGCGCGCCGGGCGCTGCGCCCACGGCGCAGGCGGCGGGCTTCTTGGACCAAGACCTTGGCCGCTACATTAACCCCTACGAGGCTGCCGTCACGCAGGCGGGGCTCGAGGACATCAGCCGCGCTGAGGAGCAGGCTCGAGGGACGCGATCAGCCCGCGCCACGGCGGCGCGTGCCTTCGGTGGCTCTAGGGCCGCCATCGAGGAGGGCATCGCCGCCGGCGAGGCCGCCCGCGAGCGCAACCGCTATGTGGCCGAGCAGCGCGCGCGTGGCTTCCGCGAGGCTGCGGCGCTGCGAGAGGCCGACGTCGGCCGCGAGCAGGCGGTGCGCCTCTCCAACCAGAACGCGGCGCAGAATGTGATGGAACTCGCCCAGCGTGGCGAGATTACGAACCAGCAGCGCGACCTTGAGCTTGGCCGTCTGGGCCTCACGGCAGAGACGGCGAACGTCGACGCGCAGATGCGCGCCGCGCTCGCCAACCAGCAGGCGCAGCAGGACGCGCAGCGGCTTGGGCTCACGGCCGAGACGACGAACGTCCAGGCCGGCCTCGAGGCCGCGCGCGCGAACCAGCAGGCGGTGCAGGATTACATGCGCATGGGCTTGTCGGCCGAGATCGGAA